TCCCGCTGCGGCTGTAGACACGTAGTACATCTTAATTTCGTTCTTCTTTTGACCCTGCCATGTGCGAGAGCCAACCTGTGCACGAAATGCGCGTCCCTTAGCAGCTTGCTCGATTGCAGCGTTAGAAGGACTTGTTGCAAAGAACTCGCGGCCTAAACCGAGAGCTGCCATCTTGCGGAAAAACATACCAAGAGCAGCAGGTGACTCTGGAGTAACAACTAAGTTATCCCAAACAAGACGCTTATTGTGCGCGCCGCCCTGGACCTGTGCTTTAAGCGAGAACATAGTCTTGCCCGATTGTGAAACCTTTGCGACGATTTCTTGAACTACAAGATCGTAGTCACCGTCTGGTAGTGGTTCGAAACTGCCTACATCTCCGGCGTCTTTTACAAGATCGCCCCAATTGAGTGAACTCATCTGGTTTATTCTCCTGACTTAGTTGTTGGTGGTGTTACTGCTGGTGTACTTGGACCGAAAATCATGTCAAGCATGCGTTCGATACCAAGGTTTTCTTGTTCAACGATCTTTCCAAGTCTACCTTGTACTCGCTCGCCTGCTTCGTATTCGTCTGTACGCTCTACGTACATACGACGTGCCTTAAACGGTGATTGCAGTGGGTCCGGATTAGGAAACGTTTCTACTGTAATTGCGCCAAGGATGTCATAGAAGTATGGCGCTTGAATTGCAAGCTGACCCTGCAGGTACGGACGTGAACGTCCGTCTGCTCCAGGTCGTGCCATAGCAGTTAGTACAACAGCTTCTAACGGCTGTGTAGGGTGCATTGTAAGGTCACGTAGGTCACGCAATAGCGCGCCCATGTGACGAAGCAACTCGCCCCATTGTTGCATCTTCATTTGTTCAGTGCCCGCAATTGAATCCATACACTTCACTTGAAGTTCAGAGATGGAGTCAATGATGAGTGACTTGAACTGATGCTTTCCAGTTTGTAACCACTGGAATGTTTTAAGAACGACATCGTAGTCGCGAACGTTAACGACTACCGTGTCCCAGGTGCCATCGGCAACTGGTGGTTCTTCTCGAATAGGGTCCCAGTACTTAACGGTGATAGGTAGGAATCGATGCCCACCCTCAACGTCAAGCATGAGACGTGGATATGGTGCGGTTACCGCGAAGGTTGATTTACCAACCTTTGATTCGCCGTAAACCATGATAGTCAACGAACGTTGTACGTCAGACATCACTGTTTCCTTTCATCTCTTTGTGTTTGTTTAACATTATTAAGCGTTACCCTTCTTCTCTTCTACGCCATAATAGGCGTAGGGATCTGACGGCTGGAACGCGTCTTCAAGTGCAGCCTCAGCCGCAGACCCGTCATCAAACATCGGACATATAGAGAAGAATGAGCATTTCCACTTGCAATCGCGTGAAGGACTTGGGTACACGATAAATCTGTGATCTCCACCTTCATCAAGTGCCTTGCGTGCACCCATCATGTTTGTTAAAACACCGTGGATACGTTGCCAAAATGAGCGCAAGGCAAAAACATTATGACGAACTTCAATTTGTTCGTAGAAAGGCGGCTTTGCGTTTGCAGAGCGCTTAACCTTCTTTAACATAGTAAAGATTCCGCCTTCAGAGCGTTCACCTTCTTTGTTCTGCGCTGTTTCAAGCATCATGTATGTAAGAATTTGCTCGTTCATGTGCGCCATCGCGGAGAAGTCGGTAAACGAGCCGCCGACCGTCTTAAAGTCTCTAAACATACGCACTCCGTCAGCCTTACGACGAACACGCATATCAATCTTACCTTGCAGGATAACCTCGCCGTTAAGTAAAGGCATCTCGATAATTTCTTCTGTAGAAATCATCTCTAACTCTGCGTCAATTCCGTTTTCATCAACCCACTGTAGGTAGCCTTCAAGCATGATGCGACCAAGCTCGGCCTCGGAGTCTAAATCGTATGTATCGCGGAATGATTCCTCAAGAATTAACTTATCTTTCACGACAAGTTCTGCATGTGCGTCAAGAAGTGGGATGCCCTTGCCGTAGTACATATCAAGTGCCTCGTGAACACGAGAACCAAGTGCAAGTGCACCTGTCATCTGTTGAGTTCTAGGTTGCAATCGACGGTAATATGATAACCACCATCTTCTACGGCAATCCTTCACTTAAACGTCTGGATTTCAGAATTACTAATTCTCACTGAATCAAACGTCATACGGCACCACCTCCTTCTGATGACTTTTTACGGTCAGTTCGTGCCTTCGCTGATTTACTCATGCGTAGACGGGATTCTTCTGATACAACTCTATTTCGCAATGCATCATTAAGTTTTTGTTGATGCTCGGCAGTTCTATTTGCAGCGTACTCACTCATCTTTAAGCGAGTTTCTGCGTTTCTTTTTGATCCTGTGTTTACTTCCTTTGCTCTTTCTCTTGCATGTGCAGAAGGCGCTGTTCCGCGCAACTTTGCATCAATACTCATTTTATTTTTTGTCTTATCACTGTGCGGTTTACGGTGCCCGCGCAGCTCTGAAGAAAGTAGCATTTCTTTATTTGTTTTCCAAAGTTCCGCAAAATGATAACCGTTGTGACAGGCTCTGTGTGCTGGTACAAGATTCTCGGGTGTATCGTTACTATGATCTGCGTCTACATGATGAACTACGACGTACTCAAACTCTAAAAGCTCTCCACAGTTAAAGAAGCAGGTGTACGGTCCAGGACCATTGTTAGCAAAAAATGTATCTCTATATCTTGAACGACGTCTGCGTTTTTTATTAGGGTCACAGGCACGCTCATGTTGTGTTATTGCGCCTCCTGGGACAAATAATTCACCGCATATCCTGCAGGGCACAGAGTTTTTTAACTTACTCATAGCTTTCCTGCCTTATCGTCTTTGAGTAGTGAGAGAAGCTTATCTTTATCTTTTACGATTTGTTCAAAGTTATCAGCCTTAGTTGATAAAACTTGAATTACTCGTTCCTCAATAGAACCATCTGTAACATAGTCTGTGACGATAATTGAGTCGTGGATTTCAGATCCGATACGGTGAACACGGTCAAGTGCTTGCTTATGATCTACAAGTGACCATGGACGCTGTAGCATTACTAAACGACGAGCCGCGGTAAGTGTAATACCGACACCTCCAGCCTGCGCTGTAAAAAGTATCCACTTGATCTTGCCGGACTGGAAGTCGTCAACCGCCTGTTGACGTTCATCCTCGTCCTGGGCACCAGTGATGAGACCATGTGGAATCTTAGCCTTAGTCATTTCTGCACTAAGTAAATCAATTAACTGACGTGACACAGCGCACACCGCAACGGAGTCATCTCCAAAGTCGCCGTTTGATATATCGTCCATAAGAGAATCAACCTTGCATGAAGGCTCGGCAAGAATTGCACGCATCTCGCCTGTTTCTTCGTTCACGCTCATCTCGGCATAAGAACTTGCAAACTGAAGTAAACGAATTGTCTGCGTAAGCGCTGAAGGTGCGGTAATCGCATCTCCAGATTCTAACTCCGCAATCATCGTGTCGCGCATCTGGTCGTAAGCTTTCTTTTGCTTAGTAGACATTTCAATATCACGACGTTCAAACATCATCTCAGGAAGCCAAGGCAATACCTTTGCCTTAAGCATACGACGCATGCGTGGGTTTACAGTTGCGTAGAACTCTTGTTCCATGTGAGGCTTTACGCCTAACACCATCATGCCGCCAAAGGCATTCAACATAACGTTAACCATGCGATCAACCCAACGTGTCTTGCTTGGCCACTCTTCAGGTGATAGCCAGTGAAGGATAGACCATAGATCTAAAACGTTGTTTGCAATAGGTGTTCCAGTCAATGCAAAGCGAATATCCGCGTCGCCTGTCGCGGCCCACAGGGCACGTGATTGCTTAGATTTTGGCTCCTTAGAGCGGTGAATCTCGTCTGCAACTACAGACTTAAAATCAATCATGTTAAGTTCTCGCTTGTGAACCTCGCAGCGATTTATAGTAACCTTCTCGTCATGCCCTCCGCATTCTTGACACCGCGCAAGGGCAATAGAGCCGTAGGAAGAAAGTCTAGAATGAGAGCGCAAGGACTCCCAGTTAATGACGTATACATCAGCCTCGTTTTCAAAGACCTTACGGCGTTGAGTTGCTGATCCTTTAATAACCTCTACGTCAACTCCAGGCCACCACATATCGAACTCGCGCTTCCAGTTCTTCTTGAGGGTGTTAGGGCAAACGATTAAGGCAGGAAAAACATCCTCGCCGTTATCCTGTAGTTGTTTTAATGCTCGAATTGCCTGCGCTGTTTTTCCTAGACCAGGTTCATCTGCTAGTAATGCTCTACGGGCTACCGATAGGAATTTGACGCCTGCGCGCTGATGCGGGAACAGGTCCTCGTTGCCCTCTTCCAGGGTTTCTAGGTCACGTAACGTGTTCGCCGGGGTAATACGTGTGGCAACTTCGTTAGATGCCCAGGCGGTCAATCTAGGGCCAATTTGAAGGTCAGTTTTGAAGGTACTACGTAATGCTAAACATGTTGCCCAGCTTGTAGGCACG